GAGCAGGTTACAGCCAAACAGGCTCGTACCATGTTCAAGATCAGCAATGTTGCTGATCTGGTGTATCGTCTTCGCAATGAAGGGTTCCCGGTCTACACCAAGCGCATTACTACCAGCCGTGGCGAAGAAACCTTTGCCTATCGTCTGGGCGAGCCGAACAAGGGGTTTACCGGCAATCGCGCTTCGCGTCACATTGCTCGCGCTCGCGCCGCTCTGTACACGGAAGCTCTTTCTGCTCAATAAGAGGTGACTATATAGAGTATGTCCTGTAAAAATAAAAGCAACAGGATGTATTCTTGAGGTGAGGGTGGGTCGCAATGACCCACCCATTCTCTTATTTAAATAGCATGGAGTAACAAAAAATGCAACTAGAAATCAAAGTAGACGAGCTTCAGAAAAAAAGACTTTTCGTAGCAACCCCGATGTATGGCGGTATGGCTCACGGGATGTATATCAAATCCTGCCTCGATCTCCAATCGGTGTGTGCACAATATGGAATTGAAGTCAGATTCTCATTCATCTTCAACGAAAGTCTCATTACAAGAGCTAGAAATTACCTTGTTGATGAGTTTCTTCGTTCTGGCTTTACTCACATGCTTTTCATTGATGCTGATATTCATTACGATCCGCGAGACGTCATTGCTCTTCTGGCAATGGACAAAGAAATTAGCGGTGGACCATATCCCAAGAAGTCTATCAAGTGGGGTTCGGTGGTTGAAGCAATCAAGCGCAATCCTAACATCCAACCTGGCGAAGTTGAGAAAGTAACTGGCGATTATGTCTTCAATGCTGTTGCTGGTACTGGTCAATTCAGCGTAGGTGAGCCGCTGGAAGTTCTTGAAATCGGAACTGGCTTCATGCTTGTGAAGCGTGAAGTGTTCGAGAAGTTCGAGAAGCAATATCCTGAGCTTCGTTACAAGCCCGATCATGTTGGTCAAGCCAACTTCGATGGCACTCGCTACATTCATGCGTTCTTTGACACTGCTATTGACCATGGCAAGTCTGATCGTTATCTGTCCGAAGATTACATGTTCTGTCAGTGGTGGAGAAACATGGGTGGAACTATCTGGCTTTGCCCGTGGATGAAAACCCATCACATCGGAACGTATGCATTCCACGGGGACATGGGGGCTGTAGCTGCCTACGTTGGCGCTCTCTAAGTTTTGTTGGAGGCTATATTATGAAAATCGTTGGTATTCTAGGGTTTGCTGGAAGTGGCAAGGATACTGTCGGGGCGATGTTCCGCGAAGCTGGTTATGAAAAAGCCAGCTTCGCGGCTTCTGTCAAAGATGCAACTTCTTCTATCTTCGGATGGAAGAGAGAACTTCTTGAGGGTGACACCGACGAATCGAGAAAGTTCAGAGAAGAAGTTGATCCTTTCTGGACTGAGCATCTTGGATATGAAGTCACTCCAAGGAAAATGCTCCAACTGTTAGGAACCGAAGCGTGCCGAAATGTTCTGGGTGAAAATATCTGGGTCTATTCCATGTTGAGGAATATGGACGCAAATAAGAAGTATGTGATCACCGATGTTCGGTTTCCGAATGAGATTAAAATGATTCAAGATGCAGGTGGTACTTTGATTCGAGTTCGTCGAGGTCCAGAACCAGAGTGGTATGATTGTGCTATTGCTCATAATTATGGCGCGGCTGATGCGAGTTCAATGTCCATTCAATATCCAGAAGTTCATCCAAGCGAATACTCTTGGGTCGGTACTAAGGTTGCAGCAACGTTCTTCAATGACTCTCCAATTGAAACATTGCGCCTTGCCGTCAGTGGATATATAATGTTCCTGGAGATGATGGAATCTGATTCTTTACTTTCAGTGGAGAACGGCATATAATTAGTTTGTTCTCTTAGGAGTATTGAAAATGGTAAAAGTTATTGTCGCTGACAAAAAAATTGATTCAACACACCTCATTGGTAAGTTCCTTGATGAGAGTCATTACGATACGTTGATCACAGAAGACTGTGATGCATACATGCCTGCTGGGTGCGATATGTCAACCCAGATTGAGTGTGAGAAGTCTTGTTCTGACTGCGATGTTGGATCTGACGAACGAAGAATCATTTTCAAATTCCGAAAGAACTTCTTCACGAAACAACAACAGGATGACGCTTACGAAGGATTGCGCGGAGCAGCCAGAGAAAGTCAGAACAGAGGCATGGCTGCTGGTCCGAAAGGAGCCAAGTTACAAAATCGAGAATGGGTTTCAGATGAGCATCTAGATATTCTTCAGCACATGATGTACCCTGAAGATAATCTGTTCGACTCAGATCCAATTGAAGATATTCGCGAGCATTACAGAAAGATGCCAATGGAGTCTGCTCGCGGAATGGTTTGGCTTGCAAACAAAGTCAAGACCGTTGGTGAAACTCTAACCGGATGTTATAGTGGATTCGAGTTTAACAAATGGGTTGATGCTGTAAAGAAAGACAAGAACCAAGCTCAGGCTGAATCGTGGATCGTCATGAAGGAAATGATCTCGGCTACAACATATGCCAATCCAGTTCTATCTGGTATTGCTGGTTGGTTTGATCGTTACCCTCGCATTCCTTATGGTCGATCTACTTCATATACTCGCGATTACTTTGATCTTTTTAAGAAGTCATTCCCCTTCCTTCAGCGATTAGATCAAGGATTCCGTGAACTGGTTCCAACGCGCTGGGGCAATCAGCGGAAAGCTGCAGATAAACTCGATCCACAATTCCTTGTTCCTAAAACTGTTTTTACAACTATCACCGTGAACAAGAATTTCAGAACAGCGGCTCACCTTGACGCAGGAGACTTTTCTGATGGTCTGTCTAATCTTCTGGTTGTTTCTAATGGTGGAGAGTATGAGGGCGCATACCTTGTTGCTCCAGAATATCGTATTGCAATCGATGTTCGACCGGGAGATCTTCTGCTCATCAATAACCACGAAGTGATTCATGGCAACACTCCAATCGTACTCAAAGATCCGAATGCTGAGCGCATTTCTCTTGTCTGTTACTTCAGAGAGAATATGCTTGATCTTGGTTCCAAAGATTATGAAGACTGCCGATTCAACTTCGTTGAGAGTCGCAGACTGAATCAGGAACATCCTCTTTGGAGACCATTGTGGAATGGAGTTTCTGCGGGTATGTGGGAGAATAAAGAATGGTATAATTACCTAGAAGCTCATTTAGGAGGGGATATAGTTACTAAATATCACCCCGAGGCGCATTCCGTGCCTTCTTCACTAGAGGATTTATTCTGAGGTATATATGGCAACAACAATATATTTTTTCTTAATTGGCGTGATGACCATAACTCCCGGCATCATCGATGCACTGGATTCTAGCTGCAAAAAATGAGTTCATCTTTATGAGGTAAAGTGAATGAAATCTTCTAAAATATGCAACGAGTGGACTCTGGATTTTCATATTAGTGTTAAGGAGGAGGATGTTTCTAATAAATATAATCGTTCTTATATACATTATGTTGCAGAGCATGCGCCTTGGGTTGCTGCTAAATGTTGGGCGACTAAATGGGCGCTTGAAGGTATAGACTTAGATAAAAATAAGGAATATACCTGCGTTGAATATTTTGCTGGCGTTGGAATTATGACAACGATCATTCAAAATATATTCAATATCAGCAAGTCGATTGTTGCGGAACGAGATGAAAATTGCTACGATCAATTACGTCTTAATAATTGGAAAGCTCCAACTATAGCCTACCATAAAGACGCAAAAGATTTTCTTCTTGAAAGCGATAGCTCAGATCTAAAGTTTCTAGATTTTCCTAACTCTAGCATTCTTCAGATAAACAAAGTATGGGCGGAAGGTTTTCAAAAGGCATTTTTCTCTAAACCTAAATTGGTTATGTGGACAGATACTTCTGTAACTTATCCTATGTCTATTCATGGATCAAAGTATTCTAAAGAGTTTGGTGGACTTCCTGTAACATCAAAAGAAGAATATGTAGATTCAATGTCAAAATGGCTTTACAATAAATTTAATTACAGTATCATTAGAGCTGCATTTAGAGCTAAGAATGCGGTCTATTTTGCAGCAGTTCCTGGAAAGCATGAAACTGAAATGAAATATTTTCCTGTTGAAGGAAATGAAGATGGATTCATCATTGACCAAAATTCTAAAGGAGGTATCCTTGACCTTATCTCGTAATCAAGTTATTGGTCGTTGGTCTGAATTGAACAATGAAAAAGAAGTTCAAAATCTAGTCGCAGGAATGGATTTTAGAGAACCAAAATATCGTCGTGAAGTTTTCTTGAGATTTTATGAATTTCATTTAAACAATAGATCACATCCTGGCGGCGTTTACTTTGCTTTTCCTTGGTTAGCAAAACACTATTCCATGAATATGGAACAGAAATTGTGGATGGCTTTTATTAATGGCTGCTCGCAAAACATTGTAACAACTTCTATGATCTATAAGAAGTTTCCAGATCCGAGTAAAATAGATTTTAATGATTTAGAAACTTGGTGGAATGCCAATCATAAAAAGTTTAAAGCTGGGTCTGGCTGGGATTCCGATAGAAAGTATTTTAAAATTGGTAAAACTGGTTTTCCTCAATGCGTTGAATCTTATTTAAATGCTGTAGAGCCATTCGAAACTCAAGAAGAAATGTTCGGTAGTTTAACCAATACCAACGATAAGTACAAAAATTTTGAGAATGTTTGGGATTTTGTAAGAAAGAATTTTATGTCGTTTGGTCGCCTATCTACATTCTCATATCTTGAATATCTTCGTATTCAGGGAATTAATTTAGACTGCAATAATTTGTTCCTTCACGATATTAATGGTTCCAAGTCTCATCGTAACGGTCTCTGCAAAGTTCTAGGAAGAGATGATTTAGATTGGTATGATGTTAAAGATAGTCCGAATCCAGAATTTACAGGTTACGATTCGAATATCTTAGATTGGTTAGAGCGAGAAGGTGAAATTCTTTTGAACGAGGCAAAAGCAAGAATACCACATAATGATGTAAGTTACTTTACATTAGAGAGTACTCTTTGCTGTTATAAATCTTGGCATCGCCCCAATCGTAGATATCCTAATGTGTACATGGATATGTTTTATAATCGAATAAAATATGCCGAACAAGAATGGGGAAATCAATTTGAATTGTTCTGGAAGATGAGAGAAGAATGTTTACCGGAACATCTACGCTTGGAATGCAATCCTGGAGATTATGGATTGTCAAAAGAAAAACAGAATCACTATTTAAAGACTGGCGAATTGATTATGATGGACAAAGAGTGGGATTGTTTTAAGAACAAATACAATCACTCTGTAAATCTGCGTAATAAAATAGACAGGTTATTTTACGAAGATTAATTCGGGAGAATATTAGATTATGAAAATTATGGCAATCGGCGGCGAGCCTGCAACTGGCAAAACAACTTTGATTTTTGAACTTATCAAATCCACAGATGACTGGCAAGTCCTCAAGCCAGAGAAACTTCTCGACATTATGTATAGCAAGAATTTGAATCTTGTTATTCTTGGAAAATATGAAAACGACGGAAATATATTTCAAGGAACGGATAGACTTAGCATGGCAGTACAACCAGATGCCGTGAAGTTTCTTCAGTCATCAAACTCTCCAATGTTGTTCGAAGGCGATCGCCTATTCAACTCAAAGTTCATCGCCGAAATTCTGAAAGTGACAGAGGACTTCAAGATCCTTATCCTTGAGGCACCGCAGAGTGTTATTGACAAGAGGCACGTTGATCGAAACGACAACCAATCTGACCAATTTAAAAATGGTCGAAAAACAAAAATTGCGAACATAACAAGTTCGCTGGAGTTGCTAGACTACATTGAGTTTATGAACAACTCAAACAAACAAGAGCAACAAAGAGTCCTATCTTATGTCAAGAATTTCTTTGACATCAAGATTTGATTGAGCTATCATAAATTTCTATTACCATTGAAGGAGATTTGATTATGCAATTGTCTAAAGAAACGGTTGAGATCCTCAAGAACTATGCTTCGATCAACCAAGGTCTAGTGATCAAAGAGGGAAGTCAACTTCGTACCATTAGTCCCAGCAAAGCACTTATGGCAGAAGCGACTATCGTCGAATCGTTTGACCGCGAGTTTGGTATTTACGATCTTCACAAGTTCCTGGGTCTTCTTTCTATGTCGAAGGATAACCAGATTGATCTTGGTGGCGAGTATGTGACGATCAGCCATCCGCAAGGAAAAGTTCGTCAGCGTTATTCGCCGTCCAACCTGATTCTTTCTCCGCCCGACAAGAGCATCAATGTCTCGAATTATGATGTTGAGTTTGATCTTACTTCAGATAAGCTGGACTGGATCTTCTCTGTTTCTTCTGTTCTTAAGACGCCGAACATCGTTATTCGCAGTGTTGGTAGCAAGATTGAAATTGCCGCCATGGATGTCAAGGGCGAGATCGTTGATGACGCAGCTACGATTGTTGGTAAGACTGACATCGAGTTTCAGACTGCGATCAAAGTGGAGAACCTCAAGATCCTTGGTGGTGACTACAAAGTCAAACTCTGCTCTAAGGTGTCGAAGTTCGAGAACACTTCGAAGAAAGTCCACTATTTCGTTGCCGTTGAAAAAGACGCAACCAAGTTCTTCGCTTGAGGATTTGTCATGCTGACTACACTTACTGCTGAACAGAGAAAAGACCTCAAGAACAAGTTCATCGAACTCAGCAATTCGATGACGCGAATCGAAGCCGAACGCGATCACATGAAGGAGATCTATCTGGCGCTCAAGGAAGACTTCGAGATGCACCCGAAGATCGCTCGCCGCCTCGCAAAGGCATATCACAAACAAGCATACCAAGAGATGGTAGCAGAACAGGAGGAGTTTCAAGAGACATATTCTGAAGTATTCCCAAGCCCCTAATATTGGAGTTCTATATTATGAGTGATGAAATTCTTTGGGTGGAAAGGTATCGTCCTCACACCATTAGTGAGTGTATTCTTCCGGAATCGTTGAAGGCAGACTTTCAAAAGTATGTTGACGACAAGACAGTTCCGAACATGTTGTTTGCTGGTGGAGCAGGAGTTGGCAAAACCACTGTCGCCCGTGCGTTGTGTGATGAGATTGGTCTAGACTATATTCTAATCAATGGTTCAGACGAGAGCGGCATTGATACGCTGCGAACGAAGGTGAAAGGATTCGCCTCATCAGTTTCACTTTATGGTGGCCGCAAGGTTATCATTATAGATGAGGCTGACTATCTGAATCCCAACTCCACTCAGCCAGCGTTCCGTGGAGTGATTGAAGAGTTCTCTACAAACTGTTCGTTCATCTTTACTTGTAACTACAAGAACCGCATCATTGAGCCGTTGCATTCGCGATGTGCTGTTATTGATTTCAAACTCAAGAACGGCGACAAGGCGAAGATAGCATCTGCTTTCATGAAACGATGTCAGCAGATTCTTGATCGCGAGAAGATTGAGTATGATCCCAAGGTTGTTGCTGAGGTCATCACGAAGTTCTTCCCGGATAATCGTCGAATCCTGAATGAGCTGCAGCGTTATTCGGTTCGTGGACGAATTGACTCTGGCATTCTTGCGCATAGTTCTGATGCGAAGTTTGGTGATCTGATGGCTGCACTGAAAGCCAAGAACTATAACGAAGCCAGGAAGTGGGTTGCCACTAACCATGACAATGACGCCAACGTGATCTTCCGTCAGCTGTATGATCGGTTGTCTGAGTGTCTTGAGCCACCGACCATTCCTGTTGCTGTTGTTATCCTTGGGAAGTATCAGTATCAGGCTGCGTTTGTTGCTGATCCGGAGATCAACCTGATGGCATGTGTTACCGAGCTTATGTGTGAAGTGGAGATTATACGATGACTGATCTATTCAAGGACATCATTCCAAGCATACTTCAAACCAAGACCGACGTTCTTGTTGATGGCGTGTCAGAGAAAGTTTATGCACCGTTCGTGGTCAACAAGGCTCTGTCGTATCACTCAGACTGCGTTCTATATGCCAATGAGATGAATGCCAACTACATGCTTGATGTCAAGATGCAGTATGATTATCTTCGGCATTCCATTCGGTCGAAGAAGCGTCCATTTAACAAGTGGGTGAAGAGAGAGAAAGAGTCTGACCTAGAAGCCATCAAACTCTACTTCGGTTATTCTACACGTGCTGCTCGCGATGCACTGAGCGTTCTCTCAGAAGGACAACTCAAGTTCATTCGTGAGCAAACACGTATTGACTAAATACAAGATGTAGAATAATTATAAGGTGGTTTGTCATGGATTTAGAATCATTGGTCGAAGTCACGCTGAATCAAAGTGACGATTTCTTAAAGGTCGCAGAAACTCTTTCTCGTATTGGCGTATCATCGAAGCCGCAGATTACTGACGGCAGCGAGAAGCCTACTCTCTATCAGTCTTGTCATATACTGCACAAGAGAGGCAAATACTACATCGTACACTTCAAGGAAATGTTTAAGCTGGACGGCAAACCTTCTAGCCTGAATGAGTCTGATATTGCGCGTAGGAATACAATAGCCACTCTGCTGGAAGAGTGGGGGTTGGTTTCGATTGTGAACAAAGCAGCTTCGGCAGAACCGAAAGCGCCAATGTCTCAGATCAAGGTCGTCAGCCATAGAGACAAGGTCAACTACAACCTGATGACTAAATACAGCATAGGAAGAAAAAAGTAGCACGACTCTTATGAGTGTGCTATAACGAAGTGGGGGATTTCCCTCGCCACCGATGCCTTCTGGGGTCGGTTTAACACTCTCGCTTATATAAGGAGAACGTCATATGACAACTGATATTTTCAACACGCTCACTCTCGATTCCTTTCGCCGCGTCTTCTTCGCTCTTGATCCTCAGCAGCTGCAGCAGGCAAGGTCTTCTATCGGCTATCCGCCATACAATATAGTTCAACATAACGACACTGATTACAGCATTGAGCTTGCTGTTGCGGGTTTCGCAAAAGAACACCTCGAAATTACGCTAGAGGAGAATAATGTTCTTCACATCGTCGCCAACAACAACACTGTCGACGATGGGGAAAAGAACTATCTCATTCGCGGTCTCGCAGCGAGAGGCTTCATTAAGAAGTTCACTCTTGCTGATAGCGTCGTTGTGCATAACACGAAGCTGGAGAACGGCATTCTGTCCATCAACCTTCGTCGCGTTGTTCCGGAAAGCAAGACTCGGAAGGTAGAAATCCTTTGAACAAATTTGATGCTCTATATCATGACATCGCCGAGAGAGTGTCAAAGCTCTCTCGTGCGATAAGGCTTCAAGTGGGTGCGGTGATTGTCAAAGATCACCGTATCCTCTCTTATGGTTACAACGGAACACCTCCTGGGTTCGACAATACATGCGAGCACGAGGTCGATGGCGTTCTTGTAACGAAGCCCGAAACAATCCATGCCGAGATGAACGCAATCGCAAAGGTTGCTCGCTCGCACGATTCTTGTCTTGACTCCACGCTCTACTTGACACATTCTCCTTGTGTTGAGTGCTCCAAGGCAATACTTCAGTCTGGCATAGCATCGGTTCAATACAGGCTGGACTATCGCTCTCCGGACGGGATCACCCTACTACGCTCGGGTGGGGTGGACGTTCTGAAAACTCCTTATAAATCAATGACTTAGCAGAAGGGCATTGAAGTTCACTTAAACCACTTTCTCCTTATGAATCAATGACTTAGCAAAAATTGCTTTAAAAGTGGGAGCCAAGGTGGGTAATTCCCGCCAGCGAAAAAAGCGTAAAATTACCGATTGATAAAACTCTATACAAATCAACGAGTTATCCACCATCGATCGTAAGTCATTGATTTTCCTAGAGTTGTTTTTCTTTACAAGTTGGTTCTACTCGGTCATAATACCCTCGTTGACTTAATTAACTGGAGACTGAAATGGAAAAGAAAGACCTCAAGAAGACTCTGAAAAGAATGTTCCCCGAAGCACGTATTGTGAAGGGTGATGGTTACTGGAGTGTGGTGACCGATGATGGCTTCGAGGAGACCTCCGAAAGCTACACGGTCGACGAACATGGTCGCCTTGTGAATTTTGCCGTCAGCATCGTAGAAATTTAAAGAGAGACTCCTATGTCCTATATCGAAAATGAAGCTGCGTACGAAGCCACTATCTCGCGGAATATCCGCGCCAATGCTCGCAAGACCTTCATGAAGCGCGATCGCGCTCAAGAGGTGGTCGAGTGGGTTTACAATTCTCGCGGCGACTTCGCTGCCAGCCTGATGAATTCGTTCGACACATACGGCAAGCTGACTGACAAACAGGTCGCCGCTGTCCTGCGATGCATCGACACCACCGCTGCCAAGAAGGCAGAGTGGGAGGCGAAGCGTCTGGAGATCGCTGCGCTCGGTTCGTTCGTTGGCGCCGAAGGCGGCAAGCTGGCGCTCAACAATGTCAAAGTTGAGGCAGTCATCGTGATCAACGCCACTCGGTTTTCTTATTACGATCGCGACAGCCAGGAGATGTATCTCCTCCGCGATGAGGCAGGCAACCGTCTTATCTTCAAGAGCAAGGGGATGGTTGAGATCACCAAAGGCGACGTCGTGAATCTGACTGCCAAGGTGAAGGCTCACCAAGAGTT